CCCCGACCCACGAGGTGATCGTGAGGACGGTCTGCACTCCGCCGCTGCGGATCACCGCGAGATTCACCGGGTACACGAGATCGCCTGGCGGGCCGCCCGTGACGTGTAGGGTAGTGCCGCCGAATGACCGGGGCTGTGAGACTGTTGCTGTCGTTTGCACGTGCCGAGCCCTCCGTTAAAGGGCCGGAGAGCGCGGGCGGGAAGCCCTCGAGCGCGGCCTATGGTCCGCTCTCTCGGGTCCCGCGCCCTCCGGTTATGCCGAGGACTCAACGCGTGGCCTTGAGGTACACGAGCCGCTTGGCGCTCTCCGCCGGCACGAACGTGTCGTGCAGCAAGAGCCCGCGGACGGCATTCGCGAACGTCGTCTGCAACCGCAGTGCCTCGATCTCGGTAATCTGGGCCGCGTAGCTGATCGCCTCGTTATCACCGAAGAGCAGGAACTTGCTAGCGCCCGACGTCGGGACGTGCGGTGTCTCGTAAATCATGAACCCGCAGGCCATCCCGACAAAGCCCGGGGCCTCCTGCGCGGTGCGCGCGACTTCCTCGCCACCGATGAGGCCCATCTGCACGACCTTATCCCCCAGCTCGCCGGCCCTGACGAAGTGTTCAACGTCGTTAAGCAGGAGGCTCGTGGTATCCGGGTCCACGATCGCCCACCGCGCGCCGGACGTCGCCGGGACGTTGTTCTTGGTCATGAGCGCCCGCGCCGTGGTCAAGAGCGGGTAGATATCGGTTGTGACCGCGCTGTTTGAAGTCAGCGTGACGGCCACCGTCGAGGTGAGCCGGACCGTGGGCGCGATCGTGTAGTTATTGCCGCCGGCAGTCACAGTTACGCTGGCCACGGTCCCGCTGCTGAGCACCAGCGTTGCAGTCGCGCCGTTGCCGTTGCCGCCGACGAAGCCGATGACGTCGGTGCTCACATAGCCCGAGCCGGCCGCGGTGACGGTCACCGCCGTGACGGCCCCGCCGGAGATGGTGACGGTGAACGTCGCGCCGGTCCCGGTGGTGGGTGAGGCGATCTGGTTACCGATCGGCGTGTTCGTATAGGCGGCGAGCAGCTTCGATTCGACGGTGTTGTTCATCGCGACGACGGCCCGCTTCATATAGACGTCCATCGCGTTGACGTCCGACTGGGCCTTGTCGATATCGTCCACTTCGAACGCGAAATACTCACCATCATTTACAGTAAAGGACTCTTTAGTGGGAGTCAAATCTTGATACGAGATCGTAGTCCCGCGGGTATAGCTCGCCATCGAGATACTGCCGGGGGTCCGGACCCACACCGTCTTATTCTGGCGCAGGTCGCCCTCCCAGTTGCGATTGACCAGGGGGAGCATGACGTTGACCTGGTCGAGCTTGAGCGCCAGCCGCTCGGACCAGGCTTCGGAATTGAAAGCAGAGAGGTCGTTAGCCACGACTCAATGTCCTGTCTCACAGTCGCCCAGGCGTTCGATTGCCGTTGGGCGCGCTGCTACTTGTTGCGTGGGTAGTGTTGCCGCGGTCAGACCCGGGCGGCTTCTCGCCGCTGCGCGACTTCACGTCGCTCCGTGCCCACTCGGAGGCATTTGCCACTCCCGTGGCGGACCTGGCCGATCGCTCGGCGACCTCCGGCCTCTCGTCGAGGAGCCAGGGGCGGGCCTTTAAGACCCCTTCGAATGCAGTCTTGATCTTGCCCTCATCGGGCTCGAACCCGTCGGCCTTGTATTCGGCCAGGCGATACAGGTCCGCGAGCTTGCCCGCGTCGGAGACCTTCAGGCCCTTGGCGACCCGGGCGAATGCCTGCTCGTGTTTCAGTCCACGGAGCACGGCGTGCGTCTTGTCGAGCTCGCCCTTGAGCGCCTCGGCTTCCTTGGCCTTCGCTGCCTTCTCGGCCTCGCGTTCAGCCTTCAGAGCGTCGAGTTGCTCGGTCAGAGTTTTGGACTCCAACCGCCGGTCCCTGGCCTCGTGGTTCGTATCCTTGAGCGCGGCCTTCGCCGCGTCGAGATCCGTGGTGGCCTTGGTTAACTCGGCCTTCAGTCGGTCGATCTCTTTCGTCAGTTCGTCGCTCATGCGGTGGCAGCCCCTCCCGGGGCGGATCGGTGCGGCGCCTGGCCGCGGGTCGGGTATACTGGATAGGGAAAGTGAGGTGCGAGGTGGTAGTCTTGGACTGTCCGATCTGCGGTCGAGTAGTGAGAGTCCTGCCCTGGAGCGGCGAGGCGAATTACCGCCGGCATGTGAGAGCGTGCCAGCGGCATGCCGGCCTCGTGGACGTGCCGGTCGCTTACCCGCGCAGCGTCACAGCCGATCCGTCCACGTCGGGTCCCACGGCCAGCTCAGCTCAGCCAGGAGCCGCCGGAGGTAATCGATAGCGATGTCGGGCGTCGGCCCGATCGCCCATTGACCGCGCTCGGCGTCCGGCCCGATCAGTGCGCGCCAGCGTTGCCCGTGCACCATCTGCGGGCGGTATTCGATCCGGATCACATTGCACAGCGGGATCTCATCG